TCAATTGGCCTGCTCCCCCGGAGGCGTAGGCCAGACGGGATTTGATGTATCAACGCGCATCAGCAAGACCCGGTATTTTTTCCATTCAGATAACGCGGCGGTTTCTTCTGCCGTCGCGATTTCCGCATCAAAAGCATCCTGTCTCCAGACTATTTCCTTATCAGCCATAGAGCGCAATACCGTTCTTTTCTGTTCAGCCTGAATAATCTGTTGTTCAGCGGAGAGTGGCGGGATATCAATCCACGCAGGATTACCATTTTTATCAGCCCCCAGCGTTTTGCCTTGTGGCGCTACGCCTGTGTAAATTGCCATTGTTTCATCATCAACATCAACGCCATTTTCAGGCCATGAACCGGCGCTGATATATACCTCTTTTAGTGCTTTCGGATAGAAAGAGCCTTTATAAAATTTATTCATTCTTAATACCCCAGCGCGATAAAACAACAATCTTCGGTGCCCTCTCCGGATGGCGACCAGTTCTGAATACTGATATGCGTTCTGCTGGCAATACGCACATTCATCGCGGCATTGTAGCCAGATGTTCCACGGTTTCCGGTCGCAAATAAGCCTGCATAGGGAAAAGCAAATGGTAAGGCATATCCAGCATCAGCTCCCTTTTGTGTTGCCACCGTTCCCCACTGCAACATAAGTTTCACCGGGTTTCCTGTCGTCGCAATGCATGGAATGTAGATGTAGCCATTCCCTGACATCATTGACCTGAAGCTGTCTAAATCCAGTAACTTCGAGGCATTATCTGCTCCAACATCTCGTGTTGCAGCGGTCCCTAACTGGAGCGCATTTCGGAAGGCTGATACATCAGAAATATCAGCTCCATTAGCCGATTTCTGCATAGCTCCGGAGGCTTTATTTATTGTTTCTCCCAAACCAAGGTATGTGAGAATGTCAGCAATAGTCTTTTTCCCGATAATGTCACGGCCAACAGAAGTCAAATCAGTCTGCGCAGCTGTATCATTTCCAGTGAAATACGGGAGTTTATTTGCACCGGTTTCCAGCCCAGCTAATGCCGTCAGCGTGGCATCAAGGGCCTGGAAATCCTTCCCAAAAGCGGTTCCCATTTTGGAGATAAACCCGTTCAGGTCACCATCATCAAGCACGTCCAGCCCACTTTTGTTGGCTGTGTACTGCGCAAGCGCTGCCGCAATAAAGCTGGCCTGTCGAATAACCTTATTGATTTGCGCACTGGATGCTTTCCCTGCTGTAAATCCGGATAAAAGCGCAGGCAACGCTTCCCATTCCTCCTGCGACATAACATTGGCATTTCGATCCGTTGCAAACGCTTTAAAGTCATTTTTCGTCATCAGAGTAATACTCCCCATGCTCCTACATCAAAACCACTGATGAATTCGTTATCCATATCAAAACCAAAAAATTTTGAGCCTTCAGATGGGGTTTCCACCGAAGGCGTTTCAATGCCACCCGCCCACACCCCGGCGGCTTTTACTGTGAGATACCCCTGTTTAATTGCCGCAATTAACTCACGCGATACATCTGAAATATCAGTATCAGGAAAGACCCAGACCGATATCGTCATGTCCTGGTTATCGACTATCTGCATTCGCAGCCCGGATCCTGATGTTGCAGCGTCAAGAATTGCTGGAAGCGAATCATTCCGTCCGTCCCAGTTATTAATCGCAATCTTCGCTTTAAGGATGACACGATAAGTTTCATCGCTGAGGTACATGTATCCGGAATCAGGATCGTATGGCCCCTGCCATACACCCTGATCATATCCAAGCCCGTCGGTATCCCAGCTGAAATAGACACCTGAGATCGGCTGGCTGACAACACGGCTGCGTCCGATCCACAATCCAAGAATGTCAAGTTGCACACCAACCGCAGAGTCAATATCAAATGCAGTAATCAGCCCTCTGGTGGCAGCCGCAACATCAATAAGCGGCCGGGTCATCAGATCAACATGTGCAAGAAATTTAGGTTTGGTGGCGTGGTAGTTCGTGATCAGTTCGGTGTATTTGCTCATGACTCCACCGTTATAACGATATTTTCCGGTGTACAGGACGCAGATTCGTTGTATCTGATATCAATGTTTGATGACGACAAAGCCCCCGGGGATTTCCCAATCGTCAGTTCCTGAATATCGTAATAGCGTGCATTCCCGCCACTCACCACGCCAAGATTCGCCGGTGAGTAAATGCGACTTAAAAGGACCGAATCACCAATCGTCAGACTATTGATATAGTCGGAAATAGCCTGCTGGATCTGCTGCCCTATCTGTGAGGTATAACCCGTAAAAACTTTTAATTTAATCCGGGCATAAACAGGTACATCACTGGAACGCGAGAATTTGATTACATGGGGATTGCCGTATTTATCCGGAACCGTAACGGATGTTGTGCCGTGAGTGGCTGTCCCCTGACCTTTATTCCCTCTGATAGCCTGAGCAATATCCGTCACATCACCGCCATCCACAATTACAGCAACAGAGTGTGGCGGTAACCCGTTACCGTCCTCCGAACCAGTATCGTTTTCATAGAGTTTGTGGCGGGTTACACCGGTAACATTAGAAACAGCACCATCCAGTGCTTCAAATGGGGTTATTGATGGCAGCGCAACACTCTGCGACTGGCGGATACGTAACTCCGCGTCAGTTTCTGCCGGAGTGCCCACAGTAGCTGCAGCAGGATTGGTTACCGAAACCCAGCCACGGGTTGGCGTATTAATTTCAGTGATAGTTCCAGCCAGCGCCGCCACTGCACCACTGACGGAACATGTTGCGGTCGCCATCACTGTACCATCCACGCCGACCACCACTGAAGCAGGCAAACGCCATATCACATTATTACTGTCTTTCACGCTGCCATTAATGATGGTTGTTCCGGCAGTTCCTGTAAGAAGCAAATCAACCGTAGAGTTCGTCGCGCCTTTACGTGAAATACCATTTATTTTCACGTTACTGGTCAGTGCAGCCCCATAGCCGGTTGCCGGTGAAAAACAGTTGTAGACAGTTATCGCCATATTATTGGCATCATGAATCGCCAGCGCCATCAGAGCCACCATCTGGCCGTCTTTGCTGTCCGGTTCGAGGTAGGCATCACTGCCATAAATCTGCTGAAAATAGCTAATCAGGGTGCTGAGTATCGTCTGATAATCAGGCGCACTGATCCCCTCCGCGGTTACCTTTGCAGATAAACCGAGAGAATCAAGGTTCAGAGCCATTACGCCTCCGATGTAACAGTCGTTATTCCATAAAGAGTGTCGATTTCAGCGGAAAACATGACACGTCGGGTCGTGGTATCCACCGTCGTATTGAAAGAGAGGATTGATTTAACGCCCCGCGTTTCGAGGATGCGCTTACGGATCGCCAGGTTGTAGGTTTCCGGCTTCTGCTTACCGAGTACGGACTGGATCCACGGAGTCCCCTCGGTGGTGTCGAGAAACCATTGCCCATACCACAATTCGAATCGCGTTTTTACCGCCTGCGCCACGGCCTCCGGTGAGTTAATCAGCCAGGTGTCATCACCGCTGCCAAAGGTGTAATCGCCATCGGCGTCTTCACGTCTGTATCGCATCAGTTTACTCCGTCAGTATTGCTTCCACCGCGCTGAACACCACCATGAGTGTGCGTATCATCGATTGGCTTGCCGTTAGCCTTCACGCTACCCAAAAACTCAACAGCACCAGTGATTTTTGAAGCCACACCAGAAACAACAGACCCCACCATGCCCCCCATCCAGGTTAACAGGCCATGAATGGTTACTTTCTCAGAAAAATCAGCCAGGGGGGCAACCACATCAAGCCCCCCCGGAGCGACAATTTTAATTTTCCTGGTATCAGGATTAAGCTCAAAATAGGTGCTGCCGTCGTCACTACGCAACTGTGTGGCACTGGTATTAATACCGCTAATCTTCCTTGCCTGCGACTGGGGACCGACAATACAAAACGCATCCGATAAATCATGCATTCTGTCATCAACCGGCTCCTGTATCCCGCCGCTCTGCCACCAGAAATCAATACAACGATCGGCAAAAATCACCAAACACTCATCCCCGGCTTTAATCGGAAACGTTAGCGTACATCCTCCGCCACGCGGGAATACCACTGGCACATCCACCAGCAATGGGTAATTTTGGGTAATGCGGTTGCCGTCATTATCCTTCTCAACCGAACGGATCGCAGGCTGCACAACCGCTGTCACCGCATCAGGATCGAATGACTGGACGATGCCAGGCAAAGCAACACGTATCTGGTTCTTTGTTGTTTCCCGTTCAGATTTGAATGTTTCGGCAAGGTCGCCGCTGCGGGTCTGGTCAGATACTGCCATTTAGTAGGCTCCAGAAAGCAAAAAACCCGCCGAAGCGGGTTTGAAAGGATGTATGGATTATTTAGGTTTCTTCCTACCATAAACAAACACTGTAGTTAATCCTACGAGATCTAAAGTAGCAAGAGTACCTGCGAACCAAGTGTTACCGCGATTAGCAAAAAACGCAGCCATTATAAGCACTACCATTGCAATGCAAAATCCCATCCATTGCCCACGTTTGTCGCGTGAAACCGCACCAAGTAATGCATCACTTTGCGTCTTATGCCTATGCTCTTGCTCTTTTTCGGTTAGCCTGAAAATTCTCTCAGCGCCGCCGGGTAATATTTGATTATATTGTAAGAGCATAGCAGGAGGTGGGAGTGGTCCCTGAAAAGACTCCTGCTGAAACATGGCAATAACCTTCGGGTTCTTAGAAACTCTCTCAAGAAGTTCAGGTGTTAACTTCGATTTTAGCTCAGGATCAAGGTTGGCAACTGCAGACAGCTTTTCCACTACTTCCTGAGACTCATCATATTCCGAGGAATCAATATCTTCGTCGATACCATCCGAATCAGGAACGGTTTTTTGCGACGCTTTGTTTTCCTGATGCTTTTTGAGAACGGCCGCCTGCTTGCGGGGTTTTGAACTCATACCTGATAACTCTGTTCATGTCACTTGCAATGACTTTAACATCACTTCTTATTGCCCGACAATCAGATCCAGAAGCAGCATATTGCCAGTAATCTGTAGTCGGCATAATGTCCATAACACTACCGGCAGCGGCTAAGTAACGATTAACGATTTTCCTCATATCCCCTCCCATAGTGAACATCAGTGGAGCGCAGAGTTTACCTTTAAGGTAAAGTATAGACAACTACTGTGTACAGATGGTTCAAAAAATGCGTTAACCAGTATTATTTTGTTAAAATTAGCGCAATTGGCAACAGTTCATCCATAATATTATGGACGTCAAAAATCATCGCCCAGCCACTTTTTTACAAGGGAAAGATCCGATGATTTTCGGCGCATCCATGACTTAATAACCTTGAGATTTAGCAACGCGAATACCGGCCGCCATCCCATTGAAATCCCATGCGTTTTTATGGGCAATAGGATTACGTGTGTTGAAGGCATAGCGCTGGCCCATTTTCCATGCTGTATCGCTAACAGACTTATCTTGAGAGAGGTTTACCCACTCCTTTATGCCTTTGTAAACATAGGACTTACAATCATCCGTAGTTCCTTTCCGATTGGTGTAGGAATCCAGATCTTCGCATTCTTGAAAGGAGTTGCTGACTATATCCGCGAAATCATCAATGGTCATGGCGAATCTGCGACCATTCATAGCGAAAAAAGGAGTAGCAGAGGCGTAATGTTGCCACTGCGTAAACTTTTGCTGATCCATTAAATCAACAGCCATTTTTTCATACTTCCCAGGAGCGGCTAATCCCGACATCGGAACAAGTAAAATTATTGCAATAAAAATGGCTTTCTTATTCAATCTTATCCCCACCGATTCATTGCTCCTTGACTTTGAAGATCCGCCGCGCCACGCGCTTCGCACATCATATCCATGTACCACGCCTGGCCCCTTGTATCTCCAGTGTACATAATCCCGCGCACAATATAAACGCCATCCGTTGCGATGCTGGCAGGTTGTGCTGTGGTGCCGCTTAGCGTGATATTTCCGTCCGTGTTCTGGTCGGTGATCTGACCACCAGCCATCGCGATATCATTGTTCGACAGCGCGGTGCGGTACACGGAAGCCTGATCCAGCTGAATAAGCCCGTTAACCCGGATGTTCGGATTAATCAGCGCACGGACGTTTACACCGTTGCCGATAGTCTGCTGCGGCATGCCGATAAGCCCGGTGGCGCTGTTGAGCACAATCGCTTCATGAACATATTCGTTATTCGCCACCATCTGGCGTTGACCGTCCACGAATTGCCATGTTGCACCACATTGACCAGCTACGTTATCCATAAGATGCCGCGTCATGCCAAAGAGTACCCGCCCCCGGGGGAATACAGTAGCAGGCATTTCAGGCGTCAGGCCTTCGGTCGCGCCTTTGGCTTCGAAGTCTTTCATCAGCGCACGGTTCACATCAGCGACCGTGTAACCGGCAGCCAGCGTCTGTGAGGTTATACTGGTGGCAAAAGCCAGATCAGTATCTGCTGCCTGAATCAGGACGTAGGTATCAACCGGACTGTCTTTTCCTGTGACCGAGTAGCGAATTTCACCGCTGAAAATCAGTCCGTAGTTGCGGCCATCTCTCTGGCCCACGTCCGCCGCGTCAACTTCCCGCACGGTCCCTACGTCGCTTGCTGACACCTCCGGCGCGATACCGTCGTAACCGGCAATCAGACGCACTTTCGAAAATTCCTGCCCGGTGATTCGGTTCACAGTATCTGCCGAGAGGTTATAAATTTTGATAGTCCCTACCCGGGACGCGCTGCTGATGTTGAACCAGTCGATCGTAAAGGTGACTTTGAAATCACTTAGCTCAATTCCCTGACCGTTCCCGTCCACAAGCTGCAGCTCGAAATGTCTCATCCAGTTCTGTGACATGCTTACTCCGTTGATACCAGTAAATGACTGCGGCCGCCAAGATCAGTTTTTGTGGGGTAATCCTGTGTGTTGTCATCGCAGACCACCACCAGCTTAAAACCAAGCCCCATACAGGCGTACTGCGCCAGCAGATCAGCGCCAGTGACGAGAGGAATACCGGAGATTACCGGCTCCCCTCTGTCGTTCTGCAGGTCCATAATCCAGTAAGGATCTCGCCATATGATGCTAATCCGCCAGGTGACACCACCCAGGACGATGCTGAACTGCTGGTTGTCCGCTGTCAGCGGAATTTCCTGAATTGTCATTAGCCGCCTCCCAGTAATGACGCCACGTTATAACCATTCGAGCCGATTGACAGCGCACGCGCCTGATCGAGTGCGCCGGTTGCACGTCCAAGCTCGGTACGGGCGATAAGGTTCGCTCGTGAGCGTGACACGTCACCGGACGCTGCTATCTCTTTCGCGAATGGTTCAGCGCGGCCACCAGACACAACGGCCTCGATGGCCTTGTTCTGAATGTCATACACCCGATCGGCGGCCTCAAGAGGCAGTGACTTGATGTACTTAATTTGCTCGGCGACGATGGATTTCATCACCTGGCCTACCGGGGCGCGGTCGACCATGTTGCGCAGCTCTGCGCTGATGTTCCGGCTGTACTGACGCCACTGCTTTTCATTCTGGCGTGCAATGTCGGCGGTAAAGTTCTCAGCAACCTTCGTCGCCCAGGGGGTGATGATTTCGCTGTAGCGCTCCAGCGCATCCATTATTTCGGTAACGCTATCATTTGAACCATCGTAGTGACCATTTACGATGTCTCCGACCGCCCGCGCTATCCTGCGTAGGCTGGTTCGATAGCGGATTTCCGCCTGACGGCTCCTGCGGTTCGTCATCAGGTTCGCGGATGCCTGGCGGCGCTTCGTCTTCGGCATTCTCTATGTCCTCGTCGGTAATGGATGCCCCGATGCCGGTTACGTCAGAATTTTCGCGCAAATCAGTCATAGCGGCTTTCAGTGTCATCAGACCATCACCCAGCGCTGTACTGATTGCGTTGGTGGTATTTAACGCCACCGTTGAACGATCGACATCAGACATTTGCCAGAGCGGGTTAAACTCAAACGTGAAATCGTCCGGCAGCGGCTTACCGAGTTCCGAGCGGTGCATAATGTCCAGTATCCGGCGCATCGGCAGCCGTAATCGTCGCTCCTGCAATGAACTCACCCGGTCGTAATAGTTGGCGAGGTCTGCGTCACCAGTTGAGAAGCCTTTCGGGGATTGACCAAACAGGCGTACCAGCGGGATGCCGACGGCACCGCTGATCTGCTCAGCGAACTGCGAAAGAATGTCATCCAGACCACTGAAGCTGTACTGGTGGGTTTCGAAGGTATCTTTGGCATCCATTAGTGTCATGCCTTCATTGCTCTGAAACTGTCGAATCAGATCAATGTTTTTCAGCAGCGCCTCGAATGCCTGGCCGCCCAGCGCAATAAGCTCACGAAGTTTTTCCACCTTGTAGGTCCGCAGATGCGCTTTGTAGACCAGCTGCGCCGCGCCGACAGTAGCGCTGTCGAACGCGGTAAGACGATCCCAGATACGCTCTACAACCGACATTCCCCATTCGTTCTCAGTCATCTTCTGCTGAAATGGCAGCGTGACGCCATCAAAGCGAATCAGTCGACTGTGATGAATGCGCCAGGCAGGAATTCCCGTTGCTGTGGTCACCACATCGTAAAACTCAGGTTTACCCAGGTCCGGCCCCATATCTTTAATGCGGCGGGTCAGTACCGGGTCGATCATCCAGCGGTCGAGCGGGAGAATCCCCTTAAACTTGCCCTTACCGATGGTTTCGGGTCGCAGCGGGGTCATTGGTGCCTGCCCCTCAATCATGATGAAACCCACCGCGCCGCCATAGAGGCGCGACCATTTCAGCACGTCATTCAGCGCATCCCAGATTTGCAACTCATCCAGTTGTGATTCGAGAATGCCACGATCTTTTGCATCAATTTCCGAAGTGATGCGAATGCCTTTGCGGGTCATATCATCCGGGATAGCGTCGACCGCTTCGCCGATGATCCAGGACGAACGATAGGACCATTCCACCAGCATGCGGTTACGACTGGTGAAGTTAGCCCGGTAGGTCGATGCTGAGTGCTGGTTAGGCGTCTGCATCCCCACGCGGGCAACAAAGTTCTCATAGCCATCAGCGGTGGCCTGTGCCGTTCGCCGCGTGGCTTGTTTGTTTCGTGCCATCAGGCCTGTCTCCCTAGCAGCTCCCAGATGTTCAGGGCTGAATTCATTGGGGCATAGTTGATCATCACCGAGTCGGCAAGGTTTGGCGACCGGGTTCCATCAGGCTGTTTATCAATAACGATTTTTCCCATACCATTAATGGAATAGGTCGGCTGCGAAAGCTCGATGATGAGTTTATCTTTGAGTGCCATGCTACTGCTGATTGAGATGATTTCGTCCGGGTTGTAAGCCATACCTTCGACCACGGCGCGCCAGGTATTCTGAAAAAGTTTACGTAACCGCCACCAGCTCTGGGCTTTGGCGTTAGCGAAGAAGTCCTTGTTCAGGCGGGCGGCCTGTCCGTTGTCACCGCGCACCGCTTCATCATCCGGATCAAATACCGCGCCACTACCTCGAAACGGTGTTGCGAGTATTGACGGTCGGCGCGCAGCGTTACGCAGTTCGTTGATAGCGCGTGCATCGCCGCGAACGCCAGCGCCCAGCCCGTCCTCGTCAAAGCGAAACTCTTCGAGGTTGTCCTGTTCGCAAAAGCCGAAGACCTTCTCAACAGACTGGTAAATGTCGCTGCCAACGCCGGACCATTCACGCACGTTCTCCAGAAGGAAGCCGTGACGGGTCGAAAAGGCATTTTTGTCCCGGCCTTCGTCGGCGACGTCCATCGCGCCCAGTCGCTTGCCCGTTGGCTGAATACCAAGTTTGATATGTGCGTCGACGGCAGCCTGTACCCAGTCGGACGGGATCAGGACGCCTTCCGCAGATGCGCTGTAGTTCAGATCAAGTTCCTGTGCCACCACCACCGGATTATCGATTTTCTCGCATTCCCTGCGATACCACTCTTCATCCTTGCGAGGATCATCCCGCCAGTGGAATGTGAATACCGGTATCTTCCCGCCATGACGCTTCTGAGCGAACGGGTTCGCCATGCCGTTAACTGAACTCAGGTCAATACGGCAACGCGTCGTTTGTGACAACGCAGCATCAATCAGCAGAGGACGCTGAAGGAATGCAGCCTCATCAACCAGATAAAGCGTGGTACGGTCACCACGACCAATATTATCGCCAGCCTCGCCTTTGATAACGGCACCAGTTTCAGGAAACTCAACACGCATATATGGCGCGTGCTTCTTCTCGCTCCACGAACCGCGAAACTCTACAGGTAGCGTTTCCACGAACTTGCGCGCCTTCCAGAACAATGCTTTCGGGTCACCGGTGCTGTCGACGTATTCCTCTTTACGGGAGCCGAAACCGATAACCATTTCTTTGTTGAAGAGACAAAGCGAGCAGGCCAGTCCGATCGCGGTCCAACTGAGCCCCATTTCACGGGATTTTTCGGTAATACCATTCTCCCGATTACCCCAGCGTTCCATAATCCAGTGGATCCACTCCTCCTGCTTAGGGAAGAGTAAAAACGGAATGGTCACCGGCAGGCCATAATCAATATTACGCGGGTCCGTTGTCATGCCCCAGTCGATGATGAACTGAGCCGGGTTGGTTCGGTAAAACTGTTTTAGTGCTGGCAATATTTCAGGGTTCTGGCGAATGCGCTGTAGGCGTTCCATCCGCCATTCAAAAACCATCTGGTAATCAGGATGTTTAAAATCGAAGGGGAATGGTAACGGCATACTTAGCCCATCATTTTTTTATACACTTCTGCAGCCTGCTCCGGCGTTAAGTTGGTAATTTCTGTTCTGACTGGTCCTCCATCAGCGCCAGTCACTTCATTTTTGACATTGTCTTTAAACGCCTGAACAGAAACATGACGCCCGAGCAACTCAAGGTTTTTGACCTTATCAGGCCATTTGATTTTCTTCAGAAGTGCGGCGCTATCTGCGGATGCCATCTCCACGACATCCATTCCTGATAGCGTTGTGCGCCATACCTTAGGCCAGTCTTTAATGGGCTTTAACTCACCGTTTTGCAGGAGAATGTCGAGCACATCCATCTGGTCGATTTCAATAAGGCGATTAAGTACATATTCTGCATTAATACCAACAAGATCATTGCGTTGTGCTTTCAGTTCGGCGATTCTTAACTTGATGTCAGGTTTTGACAGGTTTTCGGATGCGGTACGGTTAGCTGTCTTTGCGCTGTACCCCGCCCGAATAGCCGCTTGCGTGGCGTTTAAATCGATGAGGTACTCGCGACAGAACATCTCTTGTTTGTCGGTGAGTGCCATGACAAAGTCTCAATTGGATTGAAAATGAGTGATTTATTACTAATTAAAAACTGGTTAATTGACCATCATGCACTATCGATTTTCTTTGGGTTTTTATCGGCTGGGTTATGGATCAAATCAGCAACAGCCAAAGTCAAAACAGGTAGAAGCACCGTTGTAGCAATTACATTTGATGATCCCAAAAAAAATGTAGATCTTCACGAATTTTTCTTAACTGCGCGGTTACAGTCTAAATATAACTCATATGCAGCTTTCGCTGCTGCTGCAACTGTGATTTTGCAAATGGCTGGCTATTAGAAAACCTTAACCAAGATATTATTTACCTTTATCAATATCAGTTAACGGCTCAAAGTGTAATGGTTCCACATTCTCCTAATGGAGTTATTTACTCGCCCGTCTCGGTAGCCAGCTGCATAAAGCCATTAACCAGATCAGGCTGACGTCGTGACGTCTTGCCCGTAAAGGTTTCGCCTGTTTGGGTTTGGTAGATGTCGGACATTGAGAGCCTCTTTATCCGCTTGTGGGGATATATGGTTAATTATCCTCTGTAGGGGATACTGCCATCACGATGGGGAGAATCATCGTAATGGCAATAAAAACCGCCCATAGGCAGTTAATCTGAAAGACCAAATTTCTTTTTTGCGTAGGATTTTAGAAGCTCTACACCAACATCTTTCAATACCGATAATGGTTGATCGCTAATTGTTTTTAGCTTCTCAAAAACAGCCTTTTGTTGAAGGGTTTCTGCAAACTCTTGGCCTGATGACGTGAGTCTTACATTGGCTGGCCATTCACGGATTTCATTAAGCCCAATAGTAAGTCCTAATTTCTTAGGATCGCCTATTTCTAGAAAATGGTTACTAATATAACCTCTCTCAATCAATTGGTAGTAATGAAAGAGTCCTTTATCGCTGCTTATTTCGTATCCAGCTTTTTTAAGGTCATTAGCTGATATCAATGGTCCGCCAGCCTTAATAAAGACCCCTAACATTCCCTTCAAGTATTCCAGATCGGTCTGCATAAATTACCTCCATCCTGAGAAATAGAGATAATATTACCCTTAAAATTCTTCATTAACACTAATTTGAACACTGCTCTTTGATGTAGTCCTGCAAGTAGCCGACCTGCTTCGTCACTGTGACGATTCGCTCTCTGAGGGTGAAATAATCCCGTTCAGCGGAGTCAGTAAGTCCGGGGCTGGAAGCATCGCCCAAGCTGCCGGTGCCGGTCTTTCCGCTCGCTGGACATCGGGCATTGAAGTGCAGCCCACACTTGCCAGTGCGAACACAACGCTGCAGATCATCAAGCTGCTTTTTCGCATCAGCTAGTTCTCCGGTGTATTTAGCATCGAGTGGGAATATGTCGCACGTAAAGCGGCGAGGCCTGCGGAACTATTGCCGAATTGAAGTCGGCCGAAGCAGGTCGAAATGGGTCTCCCACCTACCACACCACCAAAGCTAACTGACAGGAGAATAAAGATGGATGCACAAACACGCCGCCGCGAACGTCGCGCAGAGAAACAGGCTCAATGGAAAGCAGCAAATCCCCTGTTGGTTGGGGTAAGCGCAAAACCAGTTAACCGCCCTATTCTCTCGCTGAATCGCAAACCGAAATCACGAGTAGAAAGCGCACTGAATCCGATAGACCTTACAGTGCTGTCTGAATACCACGAACAGATTGAAAGCAACCTGCAACGTATTGAGCGCAAGAATCAGCGCACATGGTACAGCAAGCCACGCAGTGAAATGGGTGTGACTTGTGTTGGTCGCCAGAAAATGAAATTAGGCAGCAAACCACTTATTTGAGGTGATATATGGAAGAAGAATTTGAAGAGTTCGAAGAGCATCCGCAGGATGTGATGGAACAATACCAGGACTATCCGTATGACTACGACTATTGATAAGAATCAATGGTGTGGACAATTCAAGCGATGCAATGGATGCAAGCTGCAATCGGAATGCATGGTTAAGCCTGAAGAAATGTTTCCTGTAATGGAGGATGGGAAATATGTCGATAAATGGGCAATACGAACTACGGCAATGATTGCCAGAGAACTTGGTAAACAGAATAACAAGGCTGCCTGATAGTGGCCTTTATTTTTGGCATAAATAACAGAATAAACACTGCACTGTGTATTCATTCCAACGAGTGAATACACGGAGCAATGTCGCTCGTAACTAAACAGGAGCCGATTTGTTCTGATTATTGGAAATCTTCTTTGCCCTCCAGTGTGAGGGCGATTTTTTATCTATGAGGATATGAATAGGTGTCAAACATCAAAAAATACATCATTGATTACGACTGGAAAGCATCAATTGAAATTGAAATCGACCATGACGTAATGACAGAGGAAAAACTTCACCAGATTAATAATTTCTGGTCAGACTCTGAATACCGACTCAATAAACACGGCTCTGTATTAAATGCTGTATTAATCATGCTGGCGCAACATGCTCTGCTTATAGCAATTTCAAGCGACTTAAATGCATATGGTGTTGTGTGTGAGTTCGACTGGAATGATGGAAATGGTCAGGAAGGATGGCCTCCAATGGATGGTAGCGAAGGAATAAGAATTACCGATATGGGATCAGGAGTTCTTGCAAGGTGCAGAATCCATAACGATGTAATTTTAGACAGCGGAAATGATGCTTCTTCTGCTTATAAATTAGGAACTTACCTATATCAAAAAGATAATAGCTGCAACTTATTCAATACTCTTACTGAAGCCCGCGACGCAATAAAGGATGCATATGAATCGTATTGTGGGATCGATGATTGCCCACAATGCTCAAAATACATTGACGATTAATAATATGAACAAGTAACTATCCTCGCACTCGCGGGGATTTCTTTTATCTGAACTCGCTACGGCGAGTTTTGTTTTATGGAGATGATAAATGCACTTCCGAGTTACAGGTGAATGGAATGGAGAACCATTCAACAGAGTTATCGAAGCCGAGAACATCAGCGACTGCTATGACCACTGGATGCTGTGGGCGCAGATAGCACATGCAGACGTAACCAATATTCGAATTGAAGAACTGAAAGAACACCAAGCCGCCTGATGGCGGTTTTTTCTTGCGTGTAATTGCGGAGACTTTGCGATGTACTTGACACTTCAGGAGTGGAACGCACGCCAGCGACGCCCAAGAAGCCTTGAAACAGTTCGTCGATGGGTACGCGAGTGCAGGATATTCCCTCCTCCGGTTAAGGATGGAAGAGAGTATCTGTTCCACGAATCAGCGGTAAAGGTTGACTTAAATCGACCAGTAACAGGTAGCCTTTTGAAGAGGATCAGAAATGGGAAGAAGGCGAAGTCATGAGCGCCGGGATTTACCCCCTAACCTTTATATAAGAAACAATGGATATTACTGCTACAGGGACCCAAGGACGGGTAAAGAGTTTGGATTAGGCCGAGACAGGAGGATAGCAATCACTGAAGCAATACAGGCCAATATTGAGTTACTCTCAGACAGCGGACGCAAATCACTGATAGACAGAATTAAAGGCGGTGACGCAATCACTCTTCATGTGTGGCTTGACCGATATGAAACAATCCTCACCGAAAGGGGGATCAGGCCGAAAACTCTACTCGACTACGCCAGCAAAATCAGGGCAATCCGAAGAAAATTGCCGGACAAACCGCTCACTGACATATCAACGAAAGAAGTGGCAGCAATGCTAAACACCTACGTAGCAGAAGGTAAAGCAGCTTCCGCAAAATTAATCAGGTCAACCCTTGTTGACGTTTTTCGTGAAGCAATAGCCGAGGGGCATGTGGCAACGAATCCGGTAACAGCAACCCGTACAGCAAAGTCAGAAGTAAGGCGCTCAAGGCTGACAGCTAATGAGTATGTCGAGATTTACCATGCAGCCGAACCTCTCCCTATCTGGCTAAGGCTGGCGATGGATTTGGCCGTCGTTACAGGGCAGAGAGTCGGCGATTTGTGCAGAATGAAATGGTCAGACATAAACGACAACCATCTTCACATTAAACAGAGTAAAACAGGGGCTAAACTCGCCATTCCGCTAACGCTAACGATTGACGCGCTCAATATCTCATTGGCTGATACACTACAGAAATGCAGGGAGGCCAGCAGCAGTGAAACTATAATCGCATCAAAGCATCACGATCCGCTTTCCCCGAAAACAGTATCAAAGTATTTTACAAAGGCGAGAAATGCATCTGGCCTCTCATTTGATGGAAACCCGCCAACATTCCATGAACTGCGTAGCCTGTCAGCGAGGCTATACCGGAACCAGATTGGCGATAAGTTTGCTCAACGTCTTCTCGGGCATAAATCAGATTCAATGGCGGCGCGGTATAGGGACAGCCGTGGACGGGAATGGGACAAAATTGAAATCGACAAATGA